CTAGGTGATAGCGATGACTAACCGCATTACCCGCGCGATAAACCTTATAAGAAGGCACTACGACATACGTCAACATGTCGTTTTACCGCGTCAAAGCGGCAAAACTTGGACACGGCTAAAACTTCGCAAGGGTGGTGTGTGATGAGAATTAGCTGGTTCTCATGCGGCTGCTCATCTCTGGTAGCCACAAAGCTTGCAGTCCCTGACAAAGTGATTTACATACATATCGCTGATCAACATCCAGATACGCTGCGCTTTTTGCATGACGCAGAGAAGCTGCTTAAAAGAGACATCACAATTCTGCAGAGCGAGGATTATTCAAGCGTTGATGCAGTACTCGCGGAAGGATATATCAATGGTCCTTATGGCGCAGCGTGCACACTCAAGCTTAAAAAGCGAGTTCGGCAGAAGTGGGAAAAGGAACATTGGGGTCGACACACTTATATCTGGGGGTTTGATGTATCAGAGAGGCGCCGAGCAGATAGAGTTGTTGAGTCTATGCCGGAGTTTGAGCACGAGTTCCCTCTTATCGACCACAATCTGACTAAATCCGATTGCCATGCCCTGTGTGCTGATTGGGGTATCAAAAGACCTGCTATGTACGACCTTGGATACCCTAATAACAACTGCATAGGGTGCGTCAAGGGCGGTATGGGCTACTGGGACAAGATTAGAAAAGATTTCCCGGACGTTTTTAAGTCGCGAGCCAAGCGAGAGCGTGAGGTTGGACATAGCTGCATAAAAGGTATTTTTTTAGATGAACTACCTCATGAGGTTGGTATATGCAGCCCCGTAGTGCCTAGCTGCTCGCTAGATTGTGCGCTTGTAGAGGTCGATGCCATATGATGCAGATTTTAGATGACTATATCGATAATCAAACACTTGTACTAGAGACGTAGAGGAGGTTTATATGAGTGACGAAATGCTGACTGCTTATGAGTACATAGTGCAGCTATTACCGGCAGACATAATCTTCAAATGCGACGATGTCAAAGAAAAGATAGTCAGATGTCGAGATTGCAGGTTTTGGGCAACTGAACATCACTTTTTCGGCGGTTGTGTCGGCAAAAAGCTTAACCCAGACGGCTTTTGTTCATGGGGTGAGAGGAGGGAGGACAGTAATGGATCCTGTTGAGAAAGCTGTTGACCTCATCGAGCGTTACGCCTTACTGGCATATTTGAGTAATGGTGAGACTCTCGGTAGTGACATTAATGGCAAGCGAGTGTACTTATCAGGACCGATTACTAACACAAAGAACTATAAAGGTTTGTTTATGTTTGCTGAAGAGCTCACTGCGCTTGGCGATGCTGAGCAGATCTATAACCCCGCAGCGCAAATTTCTGCAAGTTCTAGCTGGGAACAGGCAATGCATCGATGCCTTTCAGAAATTACTAATTACGACACAGTAGTAATGCTGCCCGGTTGGAATGTATCCCGTGGAGCGAGGCTAGAGCGTGATGTTGCGCTTGCATGTGGAATGCACATTGTTGATTTCGGTGAGAACAAGATTATTAATGGCCTTTTTAATTCACTTAAAGAGACTCTTGGAAGACTCTTATAAGCAGCTTTACTAACCGAAAGGAGGTTCGTATGGGTGCTGCAGATATTGTTGTTCTAGTTTTCTGCATTATTGCTGGTATTGCATTTGCATTTAGCGATTAAAGTCATCATTTTTTATAGGGAGGTTTAATGCTTAAAAAATTCATTGAAGCAATGACAGTGTTTATAGCTTCTTGTTGCGCTTTTATCTTTGTTGCTTCTTCCGTGCTCCTTGTGTATTCATTTGTTTTTGAGCAGGTAAAAAACAACTCTGCATTTCCAGGATTGATATTAGGTTCAGTAATTGTCGCAGCTTGGTGTACACATGATTGTGTACTAGATTCAAATAAATAATTCCTTTTTTTACAATCAAATAGAAAGGCTTAACCATGAAGAAGATTCTTCAATGGCTGGCTGTTGCTGTCTTTGCGGTGCTGGTAGTTATTCCAGGCATTGCACAGGCTCAGACAGTACCAGTACAGCTTACAAGCTTCCAAGTAACCAACTTAGAGAAGCAACCAGTCAACTCAGTTGGCTTGCATTCGCAGTTCTACATGAATATTAACTGGGACGCAACGGGACAGGAATTACATAACGGCGATTCATTCGATATTGAGCTTCCAACTTTCCTACGCTTCCCAGATAGCGCAGCTTCAAGCTTCAATTTATACACGCCAGACGGTGAAGTCTGCGCAGTTGCTGAGGTGAACCCGCTCACTCAGACATGTCACGTCACCTTTACGAATTACGTTGAAGGCAAAGACAACATCAAGGGTTCTATCTGGCTGGCAACTTGGATTGGTGAAGATAACGGACTAGATCATGAAGAGTTGAGAATCGTTCAGACCTCAACTGGTCAAGTCGCAAGCTTCACTGTTCACACTGAGCGTCCTAACGTGCTTACAGGCGAAGTCATTGCCAAGTGGGGCGTGGCTGACACAGACGCTGACACAATCGAGTGGAAAGTTCGCTTAAACGTCAACCAGATGAACCTCACCAATGTCATCCTGGAAGACTCAATCGAAGCTGGCTCTTATGTACCCGGTTCTTTCAAGCTCTACCGAGTGCGTATGGACGAGTATGGCGCCATCGACGATTCCTATGGCTGGAACCCAGTCCAGATTGATGAGCCAACCATCAATGGATCTACCTTCACACTCAACCTCCACAACGCAATGGCAAATGGCGAGCAGTACTTCCTCATCTACCGCACAACCAAGAATCCACGCATTAAGAACTCCATCACGCTCTACTCAGCTGAGAAGCAAGCATCGAGCGTCTGGACTTATGTCGCAGCGGATTCTGGTGGCAACGGCAATGGTGACAATCGACCTCAGTCAACTGAGCCGGAGACACCGCCTACTCCAGAGCCAACGCCAGAGCCTAATCCAGGACCACAGCCACAGCCTACTCCAGGAGAGTCTGACCCAGAACCACATCCACAACCAGAGCCAGCTAAGCCAGCAAAGAAAGTTAAGAAGGCAAAGAAGGCAGCTCTGCCAGCAACTGGAGACGACGCAGTCATTGCAGTTGCTGGCATTGGATTGATTGCTTTTACGCTCATCATCGCAAGCAGGTTTGCCAGAAAGGAGCAGTAATGGACACTGATGCAAAAGCGAAGGAGCAAGCCGACAGAGAGCGTCTTGAGAAGATGACGATGAAGGAAATCAAGGCAGTTGCAAAGGACGAGGGTATTGCTCTCGGATATGACGGAGCACGGAAAGCAAATGCGATTGGCGTGATTCTTGAATGGAGACGCTTCAAAGGCGTGTATATGAAGAGGTACTAATGAACCGCTCAATAAAAGTACGGCTAAATTCGAACGGCATTTGGTGTTGCCGCCTGTATCTTGGAAGAAATCTTAACGGCAAAATTATTCAGCCTTATGCAAGTTTTCCTACAGCTAAGACGCAGAAAGAAGCTGAAGAATTAGCCAATATGTGGGCTTCACATATTACTTCTGACGGCAAAGTCAAAAGCACTCAGCTAACTGATTTGCTTCTTGAATATGTGTCGATTAAGCGAAGGAATGGTGCGAGCCCTAACACCACAAGGCAGCATGAAGGCTTTATCAGAAATCATATCAACGGAAGGCTCGGCAAAGAGGATGTAAGGAGTGTTACGTCCTCTTTACTAACTTCTTTTGAACAGGATCTGTTGAAGAAGGGTTTGTCACGAAACAGCGTAATTAACCTGCATCAGTTTTTAAGAGGTGCATACAATTACTTTGTTTCCGCTGGAATATGCGACTATAACCCGCTTATCAATGTGGCTAAGCCGTCCAGGGAAGTGCATGAAGCCGTCTCCATTGAAGAATGGGGTTTTGCTGGGATTAGTACTCTTATCAATTCCAGGATTACTACAGCCATTCAAGAGAATGAGTTTAACTCACGTGTTGTTTGCGCATTTGCTGCATGGCTTTCGTTAGTCACGGGAATGCGCTGTGGTGAGGTCTGCGCCATTAGGTACAGTGACGTAAACATGCTATACAAGCATATCCACGTATCCGGTACTGTCATTGAGGAATCTTACAGAAAGCCATATAGGCGAGAATCAACAAAGGGCAAGAGATCAAGAAACATAGCCATTACCGATTCGGACATTAGCTTCATTAATGACTACATGAAGCTTCAGAAAGCTCATATTGCCTTTGTAGAGTCTTCTACACCTCTAATTAGTCTTGATGGCTCTTACATGCGACCTACGAGCGTCTCGAGGTCATTTACACGCATGAGACGCACTCTCCAGCTGCCACAAGGCATCACGTTCCACTCGCTCAGACATACTCACGCGTCTTGGTGTTTGGCAAGTGGCGTTGACTTGAAGACCCTTTCAGAGCGCCTTGGACATGCTGACCCAGCAACGACATTGAGAATCTATTCTCATTTGCTTCCTGGACGTGACAGGGGAGCGGCAGAGGCGTTTGGAGACGCTCTAAGGACCATTGAACAAAGAGAGTTCTAATCGCTCCATGCCTTAAACGCTTGTTGCAATTTGTTGCAATCGGCAATTTTCAATCAAGTTGATTTCTACAAAAAACGTTCATTCAACTTGGAAATTCTATTTATCCCTTAGTGAGTGCTAGATAAGAAGTAATTATCAGACAATTAAAGAAAGGCAGACAATAGCATGGCTATTTCTAAAGTCACAAAGGATCTACGCAGATTGCTTGACGCTCAAAATATTCCTTGGGAAGACCATTCTGGATTTACTACCGAGCGAACTTGGATTCCATTAGATGATGGGTCAGTACTTTGTTGTTTGTGCTCTTACTACGTAACGCCAAGTGGCATTGAGTATGGTGTCACAAGAGGATTTC